CTATTTAAACATTATATTGGATATGTTTTGAGATGCTTTTACATCCATCTCTTTAAGTACATGGGAATATCTATTTAATGTAATTTTTATATCCGTATGGCCAAGTCTATTAGAAATTGTTTTAAAATCACATCCAGAAAGTACTAATAATGTTGCATGTGTATGTCTTAAATCATGTAATCTTATATGTCTAATATTATTTCGACTTGTGAATCTTTTCCAAGCCAACCCTAAAGCTGATGGAATAAACGGGGATAAATTTGTATTTAAACAAACTATATCTTCATATTCTAATGCATTTGCTAATCTTAATTCATTGTATTTTACTTTATGTTTTTTTAATTTGTCCATTAACTCTAGAGGAGCAGAAATTGTTCTTATTGAATTCTTTGTCTTAGGCTCTTTAAAACTAATACCTACATTTTTTGTATATATTAAAGTTTGGTTAATACTTATAGTATTATTTTTAAAATCTATATCTTGCCATCTAAGGCCGCAAGCTTCTCCTAATCTTAGTCCCATGGTTAACATTAAGAGAATAGGTATTTCTATATGAGTACCATTTATTTTATATAGTACATTTTGTACTTCTTCTTTATCGTATGGACTCTTAACGTTAGATTCTTTTTTTAGAGCAGGTGGATTTTTAACAAAATCACAAGGATTTTCAGAAATCTCTCTTAGCCTATAAGCTTCATTTAATACTGCTTTCACTGTTCCAACTATAGGATCAGCACCAGATTTAGTATACTTATTAAACATTTTATTAATAAAAGATTGTAATATAGAAGGAGTAACATCCGACAATTTTAAATCTTTAAAAAAAGGTTCTATATTTACTCTAATAACACTTTCTCTTCTGTTTATAGTAGTTAAAGATAGCTTTTTAGAAGTATCGTATAAATATTCTTTGTATCTATCTACAAATGTTATATCTTTAGATATAATAAATTTATTGCCATTTATAGAATTCTTAATTTCAATAAGATGTTTTTCAGCATCTTTCTTATTAGAATACTTTCCCTTACTTTTTTGCTTTAGTCTTCCTGTTTCTGAATCTACATATTCTACATAGACATTAAAATTATTATTTCTCTTTCTTATAAATACAGATTTAATATCATTCATCATGTTATAAAAACCCCCAATTCATCTGCATATTCTGCATTATAATCCGCAATTAGTTTCATATCTATTAGCCATGATGCTAGAGAGTATGCGCTTATACCAAGAGCATTTGCTAAATGTACGATTTGTTCTAGCGTAGGATTACCATGTCCCTTTTCTAATTTTGAAATATATCCTTGAGAAACATTAAGTTTTTCAGCTAACTCTTTCTGAGTTATATTTTTCATTTTTCTATAAGTTCTAATCAAATTGATATCTTCCTTTCAATTCGATTAATCCACATTTTATTGAGTTATCATGTCGAAAAAGGTCGGAATATTCCTGGCAGTCATACTTTTTCGTGGTAAAATATATTTATAAAAATAAATAAATATATGTATAAGGAAAATAGAACTTGTTCGCTTGAAATCAGAACATATGTTTGGTATTATATAGATACAATTACAAATTTTTACGTTAATACATAGAATTTCTATTTTAAATATATATATATCAAACAATTAATACCGAAAAGAGGGAGTATTATTATGGAGAAATATAAAGAGAATAAAGTTGAGTTAGCAAATCAATTAAACAAACTATTTTTAAAATCTAAAAAAGATTTTAAAAAGTTGGATAAAAAAGTAAAAGAAGTAATCCAAGAACCAAAATAATTGGTTCTTTTTTTACTTCTCTAATGATTCTCTCAATAATTCTTCAAGCGCTTTAATTTTTTTCTTATCCGCTTTTAAAAATAATTCTGTTAATCTTTGAACTTCCTCTGGGAAATCTTCAAAATTCTTTATATCAGTTCTTCCTAATAAATAATCTACACTTACTTGGAAGTGAGTTGCTATTTTATTTAATACTTCTAAATCAGGAGTTCTTCTACCTTGCTCATACATCCCTATAGTACTAGGCGAAACCCCTAGAATTTCGGCTAATTGGGCTTGATTTAAATCTTCTTCACATCTAAGCTCTTTTAATCTTTCGGCGAACATAAACGATTCTCCTTTCATATCCTATGATGTTGATTTTAACACAAAAAGTGTATTTATGAATAAAAAAACACAAAATGTGTAAAAATATTATTGACAACACGAAACGTGTGATTTATTATATAAATATACCAAGCACACAAAACGTGTGATAAAACATCAGAGGAGGTACAATGTTTGAATTCTTTAGTAGATTTTAGAAATATAAATAACTTAACTCAGAAAGAGATGGCTACAAAACTTGGCGTAACACCAAGTATGTACTCTAAAGTTGAGTTAGGATTAAGAAATCCAAGCTATAACTTTTTAGTTAAATTTAAACAAACATTTAAAGATGTAGACATAGATTCAATTTTTTTTACCTTTTAACTACACAAATCGTGCAATAAATATAGTTTAACCAGAAAAAAAGAAATTAGGAGGGACAAATGATGGAATTACAGGTAATAGACAAAAGAAATATTTTAAATTATGAAGTAACAACTTATGGAGATTTAGAGAATCCTTTATTTTTAGCAAAAGATGTTGCTAATTGGATAGGACATTCTAACCATAGAGCAATGATCAATATGGTTGATGAAGATGAAAAAGTAAAAGCAATAATCCCAGTAAGCAATAATTACGGGGTGCAAAATGAATCAACTTGGTTTTTAACAGAAGATGGATTGTATGAGGTATTAATGCAAAGCAGAAAACCTATAGCTAAGGATTTCAAGAAAAAAGTAAAAAAATTACTTAAAGATTTAAGACTTGGATTAGATCCTTATAAAAATATGAGTAAAGAATTACAAGCTATTTTTATGATAGATAGAAAAACAGTTGAAATGGATACTAGATTATCAAAATTAGAAAATACAATGACAATTGATTACAGTCAACAAGAAGAACTTAGAATGACTGCAAATAGAACAGTAGTTGAAATGTTAGATGGAAAAGGTAGTCAAGCATATAAAAAGCTTAAAAATAGAGTTTTCCAAGATTTATGGAGAAGTTACAAAAGACAATTTAGGGTTAATAGTTATAAGAATACAGCAGTTAAAGATTACGAAAAAGCTATTAACTATATAGAAAATTGGCAACCAGATGAAGTTATAGCATATGCAATAAGCGGATTAAATAATCAAGCTTCATTTGCATAAGAAAGGAGAAAACAATGACTAAGAAAGTATTTACAGCTAAGGATATACAGGAACTATTAGGAGTGTGTGAGAAAACTGCCTATAACTTAATAAGACAAGCACAAACAACAGGAGATATGTTCAAAGTTATAAAAATAGGAAGGTTATATAAAATTCCATCACAACCATTCTTAGATTGGTTAGATCATTGGGATGGATTTTAAAAAAGGGGGATAACAAATGAATATGAACAAAACTTTTTCAGAATTAACACTAGGAGATTGCGTAGAGCTTTACACTAAGAAAAATTGGGTTTTAATTTATGCAGATGGTAAATTTGCAGGAATGAGATTTGAAAGAAAGTAGGTATTGATAATGAGCTATATAGAGTTAGTAAAAGAACTTAAAAAAACTATGTTAAATATAAAAAAAGAAGCTAAAAATCTAGAAAACACTATAAATGGAACTTCTAAATTAGAAGATTTAGATGATGTAGAAGTAGATTTTGAAGAGTTGAAAAATCAAATACTTATACTAGATGAAGAACTTGAGGAATTTGAAGAAACTGTTAATGATGAAGAATTTCAAGCATTACAAATATACCAAGAACCAATAAGCTGCGACACTTATGGAATAGGTCCTTGGCAATAAAAAGAATTAATAGGAGGATAACATATTATGAATGAAGTTGCAATACTATCTCAAAATGAAAAGTTTAGAAAATATCTAGATGCAAAGGTTATAGCTGATACAAAAACAATGTCAAAAGAAGAATGGTTAAAAAGTAGACAAGAAGGAATAGGTGGAAGTGATGCATCTGCAATAGCAGGATTAAATCCTTGGAAAAGTTCAATCCAACTGTATATGGATAAGAAAGAAGAAAATCCACAAGAGGTTAAATCTTTAAGAATGGAGCTAGGTAACAGGTTAGAAGGGTTAGTAGCTGATCTATTTACAGAAGAAACTGGATTAAAAGTAAGAAATGTAAATGGAATACTTAAAAATGAAAAATATCCATTTGCACTAGCTAACATAGATAGAGCTATAGTAGGAGAAAAAGCATTCTTGGAGTGTAAGACAACTAATTCATTTGCACTTAAAGAATGGCAAGATGGAGTACCCCCACATTATGAAATACAATGTTTACACTATATGGCCATAACAGGAGCAACACATTGCTATATAGCAGCTTTAATAGGTAATAGTGATTTTATATGGCATAAGATAGAAAGAGATCAAGAAACAATAGACTATCTTATGCAAATAGAAAAAGAGTTTTGGGAAGAGAACATATTAAAAGATATAGTTCCTTTACCCGATGGATCAGATGCTTATTCAGAATATTTAAAAGAGAAGTATAAAAAATCAAATGGACAAGAAATAGAACTTCATTTATTAAAAGATGGTCCTCAAAAGCTTTTAAAATATGATGAGATAGTCACAGATATAAAAGCCTTGGAAACTGAAAAGAAATTGATAGAACAGGAAATACAACTTCATATGGAAGATTTTGAAGTTGCAAAAATAGGTGATAGAAAAATAACTTGGAAAAATTCAAGTAGAAATTCAATAGATAGTAAAAAGCTTAAATCTGAAATGCCAGATATAGCAGCACAATATACTAAAACAAGTACTTCAAGAACTTTTAGAATAGGAAAATAAATTAGAAAAGGATGGTAGATGAAATGAGTGATTTAAAAAATAAATTAGCAAATAAAGCAACAGGGTCTACAGTAGCTAAGAAAGTTAGCCCAAATAAAGCAATGGAGCAATTAATGACACAAATGGCAGGTCAAATAAAGAAAGCTTTACCAGAACATATGTCAAGTGAGAGATTCCAAAGGGTAGCATTAACTGCTTTTGGGAGTAATCCTAAATTCTTAAATTGTGAGCCTATGAGTTTCTTAGCTGCAATGATGGATTCAGCACAATTAGGACTAGAGCCGAATACACCTCTAGGACAAGCTTACTTAATACCATATGGAAATAAAGTTCAATTTCAAGTTGGATATAAAGGATTGCTAGAATTAGCATTAAGAAGTGGGAAGATAAAAACTTTATATGCACATGAAGTTAGAGAAAATGACAAGTTTGAGGTTAAGTATGGACTACATCAAGATTTAATACATGAACCAGTACTAAAAGGTGATAGGGGCGAAGTCATAGGATACTATGCAGTTTACCATCTAGACACTGGAGGTCATAGCTTTATATTCATGACAAAGGATGAAATATTAACTCATGCTAAGAACAAGAGTAAAACATTTAATAACGGACCTTGGCAAACTGACTTTGATGCAATGGCAAAGAAAACAGTTATAAAACAACTTTTAAAATATGCTCCATTAAGCATAGAAATGCAAAGAGCAGTTAGTTCAGATGAAACAGTTAAGACAAAAATAGATGAAGATATGAGTTTAGTAGCTGATGAAACGGAGCCTATAGAAGCTAACTTTGAGGTGAAAGAGGAAGAAGACGGACAAGCATCTATAGATTTAAAATAGTGGATTTTATGAAAGAAGTAGGAGTTTATTATCTACTCTTACTTTTAGGACTAAAGATAATTATAAAGAAGGTGAGATAAATGGCAAAATACAGAGCGTTGCAAGTTAACTTTTGGGATGATGGATTTGTTTTAGATCTAACACCAGAAGAAAAATATTTTTATGTATATTTAATTACAAATAGTAGGACATCACAATGTGGATGCTATGAGTTACCATATAAGATTATGGAAATGCAAACTGGATACAATCGAGAAACTGTAGAAAAGCTAATTAAAAGATTTGAAGATTACGGAAAAATAAAATATAGCTTAGAGACAAAAGAGATATTGTTACTAAACTGGAGTAAGCATAATTTCACAAATAGTCCAAAGGTAATGAATTGCATATTAAAAGAAGTTTCTAATATAAAGGATGAAAGTTTTAGGAATCAACTTTATCAAGTTTGTATAGAGTATGGATACCCTATAGATAGCCTATCAATAGACTATGGGGAAAAACAAAAAGAAAAACAAAAAGAAAAACAAAAAGAAAAACAACAACAAAAAGAAAAAGAAGAAGTAAAGAAGATGTTGGTTGAGGTTGTTGATGAAATTAATAAATATTTTGACTTAGAAGATGAAGATATGAAAAAAGTAGCTAATGCATTCTTAGCTACTGAAAGGGAGATTATTTATTTGAGAGAAAAGCTTGAACTAGTAAAAAATGCACCAGATGTTAAAAACATCGTTGGCTATCTAATTAAAGCCATTCATGAGGATTATAAACCTATTATTGGCAAAAATAAAAATTCTATACCTGGTGTAAAAACTAGATTTCATAATATAAATCAAACTTTCAATAAGTATAGCTCTGATGAATTAGAAAAAATACTTCAAGAGAGTCAGAAGGGAAAATTTAATTAAGGAGGGTTAACCCCTCCTGATAAAGGGGGAAATGAAAATGAATTATACAAACACATATGATTTTGACTTAACTGATAATTATATGGCATTACTGGCTTGCATATTAGATCCAAGTTTAAGTATAGGAAAAGCTGTTAAATATATAGCTCTTGATGATTCTAAAGATCCTGAGGGAGGAGATTATAGAAAAGTTAAACCTAAGCAAAATCATAATTATAAAGTAAAAGTTTTAGATGAAGTTGAAAATAAAGAAATTGAATTTGATAAATTAAGTGATTGTTGCGAGTTTTTAAACATGAGAAGGGCAGATATAACAACTTATATAAAGCATAATAGACTATTTAGAAAGAGATATAGAATACAAGCTTTAGAACCTATAAGATCAGTTGAAAGAAAACCTGTAATGGTTACCGATATGTTAAAGGATGAAATCATAGAGTTTGAAAGTGTTAATAAGACGTGTGATTACTTAAATGCTAGTAGAAATAATATCAACAGAGCTATAGCTGCTAAAAGGTTATTTAGAAAAAGATATAAAATTGAGTACAAAGTGGGGAATGAAAAACATGAGTAAATTTATAAATTTAAACTATGTAAAAAAAGAGCAAAAAAGCTTTATAGAGCATTTGAAAAGTATTGAAGATATAAATTATCAAGAAAGTAAATTTGAAGTCCCTATGTGGCTTACATTAGCTCTGCTGAGTGAACTAGTAGAAGTACTAAATGAAACTAAGATACACAAGTGGTGGGATAGATCACCAGTTAATCAAGATAGATTAAAAGAGGAATTAGCGGACTTGTTAAGTCATTTAGGTAACTTAGCAAATGAATTAGATGTAGATTTAGTTGTTACAGTTGAGGAAACTCAAACAACAAGTTTAGAAAAACAGTTTATTTATATAGCTTATAAAATAACTACATTATCATGGAGGAAGATGTTTGGTAAGCATAAGCTAGATACTTTGATAACCAAATATGTAGAGCTTGTATATTCGCTAGGATTTGATATGGAAGAAATTAAAGAAGCTTATTTTAAGAAAATGGAAATCAATTATTCAAATCCTAAATTTATGGGGAGCTGATGATATGAAAAAAGAAGTTAGCATACCAAGTGTAAAAGAGACATTTTTTAAACCAAGTGACTATAAAACATATCCAAATTATATGGCATTAGCACAGTGCATATGTGGAACTGAAATTGATGGAGAAATAAAGTATCCAATAAGTGCAGACAAGATAATGAGTGCCTGGGGAATCAAAGGAAAAGAAGAATAAGGGGGTATAGCATGGAAGCATTAAAACAAGCTTTAGGGGAGCTATATGAAGAATTTGGACATACACCTATAACTATTAGATTAAGTGAAATCTTAGATAGATATGTAGTAATAGAACAGAGAAAGGAGCTAAATAAATGCAAACCAAAAAAGGAGTAAAAAGAGCTAGTTGCAAACTTGTAGTTACATTAAAGAATCTTATAGATTCATCATTTATAAATACTCATAACAGAGTAGTAGAAAAGTTTGTAACTGATAACTATAACGTCATTATAGCTAAACATGAGTTACAGCTTAATAAAAAGCACAAACACTTTAATACATTTGAAAAAGAAGAAGTATACCAAGAAGGTAAAGAGTATGGAGATTATCTTGTAAATAGATTTTATATTCAAATATAAATTGTATAGGGGGAGCTAAAGATGAAAATAAAATTACCATTTGTTTTAAGAAGTACTTATGAGAAGGAAACTAGTGAGTTAGTTAAGGATATAAAAGTTTTAGAAGCTGCTAAATATGCATCGGATAATAAAGTTTTAGATTTAAAGCAAAAGCTTAATCTATCAGAAGTTAGAGAAAAGGAGAAGAGTAAGGAAATTGAAAGATTAAAGCTTGAACTGGAGAGAAGAAATAAGCAAATTAAGGGAATGGAATGGTGCATCCAGGAAAGAGACAAGCAAATTAAGGATATAAGAGCTTTTAATATGAAACTGTATAAGAAAGTAGAATTGGCTACGGAAATGCAAAGACAAGTTAAAGAAAAGATAGATATAGCATTTAAAATAGATGTTATAAATAAGGAAAGAACGGAAACTGGAGCTAGAAGAACTATAACTTCTAATGACATTAAGAAGTTGCTTAAGGGTGAGGATTTAGTTGAAATATATACTAAGTTAGGAATGATGATATAATGGCTCACATATTAGAATTGATAACTAAAAGAACTTGTCACCATTGTTCAGAGAAATTCATGGTGATAAAAGTTAGAGGAATAGAGTATTTCCAATGTGCTAAGTGTGGTTGTATGACTAAAAAATAATCATTATAGCTATTATCAAAATGCATGTAAAATACTTATTTTGATAATAGCTAAGCAACGTTTATTTACGCTTTATTAAGGTAAAAGGAATAGGGATAGAAGAAAATATAAAAAGTTTTTTATAAGTTTCAATCTCAGAACTTACATGATTAGCTAGATCTTTATTAGTTCCAATAAGATCAAGAATCATATTTGGAATAGGAAATAAAATTACCACTGCACTTAAAAAGTAAGCAACTCCTAATGATATAGTAAGAAATCTTTTACTTTTAAGTAAATTTAAATAAGAGTAATTAGAGCAAGTAAAAATACTGAATTTATATTTTTTTAGTTTGCTTTTTATTATTGCATCAATGAAGAAAATTAGAAAAGAAAAAAATATAAATATTCCAGTTAATACAAAGAAAGACATTGAATGATAGACTAGTAAAACCAATAAAATAGATTTACCAAATAAAAAAGGAAAGGCTTTATCAAGACATGCAAGTAAAAGAGTAAAAAATACACTTAAAGATCCAAGTAAAAATGTAGGACCAATTATATTTTTGAAGCCTATATTAGAAAGTATAAACCTATCAATAAATACAGAAAAAAGAATTAAACATATAAAAAATAAAGCTATTAATCCTAAATAAATCATAAAATACCTCCGAATGTTAATTTGGGAAAATTATACTATTTTATACGGATATTTAAATAATAGTTATAGTTAAATTTTATATATAATTTAAATTTTGAGGAGATTGCTATGAAAGTTAATTTTATAATAGATGGGAAACCACAAGGTAAAGGAAGACCGAGATTAAGTTATGGAAGGATAAAAACACCAGAACAAACTATTATATACGAGAACTATATAAAATTATTATATAGATCCCAGGTTAAAAAATATTTTGAAGGGCCTATAAAGATGGCTATAAACTGCTTTTACCCAATAGCTAAAAGTGATAGTAAAAAGAAAAAACAGGCTAAGTTAAATGGAGAAATTAGACCTCACAATATAAAGCCTGATGCAGATAATGTTATAAAAGTAATTTGTGATGCCTTAAATGAAGTTGCTTATAAGGATGATACACAAATAGTTGAATTAGTAGCTACTAAGCATTTTGCAGATAAACCTAGGGTAGAAGTTACAATAGAAGCTTTAGCATAGACGATAAGGGGGATTATTATGGATAAAAAAGAGTTATTTAAAAAAGTTGAAGGAAGATTATACAGTTACAAAAACTTAGATATAGAAATTAAATCTATAGAGCTTGAAATAGAAAATGTTCAAAATGAGTTTTTAGGATGTGGAGCTATAGAATATGGGGAAAGAACTGGTGTAACTTACAATATCAATAGAACTGTTGAAAATGAAGTTGTTAAAAGAGAAAAAGAATTAATGAGATTAAATCATCTTAAGGTTAAAAAAGAGATAGAGAAAAGGAAAATAGAAAATGCTTTAACTGCATTAGATGAATTTGAAACTACATTTTTTAAGATGCTATATTGTAGTAAATTTAAAACTACTATACCCAACATTTCTTTAAAGTTACATATTGATAGAAGTCATGGATATAGAACTAGAGATAAAATAGTTCACAAAATCATTAATATGTTGTATCCAAAAGAGATGTATAAAGATTTACCTTTGATGAAGGCTTAAAAATGAGACGATTTTGAGACGTATTTGAGATTTTTTAGGGGTTAGAGGGTGTTAATATATTAATATAGAGAACTTAGGACAACCTAGTTTCTTTATTCCCTAATACCCCTTTTGATATAAATATATGGCTAGGGTACTCCCCTTACCCTAGCATCGTGAGGATGTAGTTTAAGTGGCAAAACAGATACCTTTATGTATCAGTTACAAGTTCAAAACTTGTTGTTCTTACCAAAGAATATAACTTTACGGTTCTGATACCAAAGAACCACTCTGTAGAGGTACGGAGTATAAACTACTTACATTTATTAGTTAGTAACAACAACTTATCCGTTCGAAAAAAGTCAGGACTTTCTCACCTGGCTTTTTTTATTTTGTGTAAAAGGGTGAATATATGAAAAGTGGAAAGATGCTGATGAAGTAATCAAAATTGTACATGATTTAGACAGTTATATAGGGAAATGACTAAGAAGTCTAATTTTAGTAAAATGATAAAAAAAGAAGGAAAATCTCGATTTAAGTAGAATTTTATTTTATTAAGAAATTATACTTTTAGGAGGGATGAATTATGAAATATATAGCAGCAGAAGTTGATTTAAACGTTTTTACATGCCCTATATGTAATGCTATAAGTTGTCAAAAATGGAATACATGGAATGTTGATATTTCATTTGACCAGTACGTTCTTTGCTCACATGAGCAAAATCATGCAAATAAAATTAAAGCTTTAAAGAGTGATGGTAAAATAGACATTTTAAAAGTATCTACATGCGATGCTTGTAAAGGATATCATATATGGTTGAATGGTAGAATGATATTTCCTACCGTATCAAGTATTCCTGTAGCAAATGAAGATATGCCAGAAAGTGTAAAAAATATTTACAATGAAGCTAGAGAAGTGCACTCTATATCAAAAAAATCTGCAGCAGCATTACTTAGACTAGCGGTTCAATTATTGTGTAAAGAACTAGGAGAATCAGGTGAAAATATAAATAAAGATATAGCATCTTTAGTGAGTAAAGGTCTTGATCCTAGTGTTCAGAAAATGTTAGATACACTAAGAGTCGTAGGTAATAATGCGGTTCATCCTGGTGAAATAGATTTAGATGATAGGGAAGATGTTTCTACCTCTTTATTCTCATTGCTAAACTTCATTGTTTATGAAATGATATCTAAGCCTAAAAAAATAGAAGAAATGTACAACATAATACCTGGAAATTTAAGAGATGCAATAGATAGAAGAAACGAAAGAGCTACGAAATAAGAGCTCTTTTTTATTTTCTAAAACGACAAATAAGCGAGGTGGTGGGATGAATCGTGTAAGAAACATAATTTTGATAAATTGAATAAAAGGGGATAAAATCCTCGAAAAATATAGTATTATATATTTTGGAGGAGGAGATAATATTGGAACAAAATATAATGTCTATAGTTACAGGAATAATTGTGTTTTTTATAACGTGGCCGATAGGAATTTGGCTGAGTAAAAGAACGAGCAAAAGTGAATACTTAAAAAATGTAATAAATACAAATAAGAAAATAATAAATATATTGTTAGATTATATTACAACATTTAAAACAATAGATGTATTTATTATGGATGAAATAATATTAGCTGAATGCACAGAACGTAATGTGCAGGTAAAAGATATTTACTCATCAAAAATCATAAAATCGATACTTATAAAAGAAATATTAAGTATTAGATTAATAGATGACGAAGATAAGCTAGAAATTATAAAAAATATAAAGGATAATATATCGGATAATAATATCATCAAAGATATAGATACTGGTCAAAGCGAAAATAAATCAAAACAGGATGAAATTAGTATAATAGTTTCTTTAATTAGTGTTATTATTGGGATAATGGCATCAATGGGTTCACTTTTTATTCAGGCTAAAAATTTATCTATTTTTGAAAAAATTAATTTACAAGAAATATCTGTAATAGTAATTTCATTAGTGCTTATGATTGAAATTATAATGATAATACTAATTTTTATTAGGAATATACAAAAAAATAACAAATTAAATAAAGATAATAAAAAAGATACTTAGGAGAGAACTCTAGAAATAGGGTTCTTTTTTAGTATAAATAACAATAATAACTAAAGTATATAAAACTAGGAGGTGAGTGCGTGGCAAAGTCCAAATACTTCACTCACGTTGAGCCTAAGCTTACACTGATTGAAGGATGGGCAAGAGATGGGCTCACTGATGAACAGATAGCAAAGAATTTAGGAATAGCATACTCTACATTTAGAGAATATAAAAATAAGTATTCGGCACTTTCGGCATCCTTAAAAAAGGGTAAAGAAGTTGTTGATTATGAAGTAGAAAATGCTCTACTTAAAAGAGCTTTAGGTTATGAATATGATGAAGTAACTTATGAGCATGGAAAAGAAACAAAAAGAGTAACTAAACAAGTTGCTCCAGATACAACAGCACAAATATTCTGGCTTAAAAATCGAAGGCCTGATAAATGGAGAGATAAACAAGTTGTGGAATCTAACAATACAGTAGAATTTAAAAATCCATTAGAAGGATTAAGCACAGAAGATTTAAAGAAGTTGATAAGAGATGGGTAGAGAAAAAATTAAATTAGAAGCTAAGAAAGAACTCGCAAGACGTGAGTTCTTTTATTTTTGTAATGCAATGGCTCCAGATTTCTATCAAGAGGATAGAGATTACTTAGTTGAGTTATGCAATGAAATGCAAGATTTTTATTACTCAAATGATGATATATTACTTATCAATATGCCGCCTAGACATGGAAAATCAAGAACAGCTTCTTTATTTACTGAATGGGTGTTTGGTAAAAATATAAATGAAAAAGTAATGACAGGATCATACAATGAAACTTTATCAACTACATTTTCAAAGAGTGTAAGAAATGCAATTATGGAAGTGAAAGCTGATGAAGATAAAATTGTATATAGTGATATATTTCCTAAAACAAGAATTAAAAAAGGTGATGGAGCTATGTCGCTTTGGGGATTAGAAGGTGGATACAATAACTATCTTGCTACTTCTCCAGGGGGAACTGCAACAGGATTTGGATGTTCTTTAATGATTGTGGATGACTTAATTAAAAATGCAGAAGAAGCTAATAATGAAATGGCACTTGAAAAGCAATGGGATTGGTTTGCTAATACTATGTTATCTAGACTTGAAGAAGGTGGAAAGATAATAATCATAATGACAAGATGGGCATCATTAGATTTAGCAGGAAGAGCATTAGAACACTTTAAACACACTAAAAAGAAATGCAGACAAATACTTATGAAAGCAGTTCAAGATGATGGGACTATGTTATGCGATAGCGTCCTATCTAAGGAAAGTTATGAAATGAAAGTTAGTGCTATGGGAGAAGATATAGCATTAGCTAACTATCAACAAGAGCCTATAGATGCTAAACATAAGCTATATACTAGATTTAGTACTTATAAAGATTTACCGCCTTATTTTGAACAAATATTAAGTTACACAGATACTGCAGATGATGGAGAAGATAAACTTTGTACTATTGTAGGTGGTGTATATAAAGGTGAAGGATATGTACTTGATGTTTATTATACAGATGCCCCTATGGAAGATACAGAAAAAGAAGTCCCCCATGTATTAATAAGAAATAATATAGATGTAGCTATAGTTGAAAGTAATAATGGTGGTAAAAGTTTTGCTAGAAATATAAAATCAGAAATTGAATTACTAAAAGGAAGAACTATTGTTAAGTGGTTTTTTCAAAATAAAAACAAAGAAGCTAGAATATTAACTCAAAGTAGTTGGGTTATGAACAAGCTTCATTTTCCTATTGACTGGAGAGAAAAGTGGCCAGATTATTATATGGATATGAACAAATTTCAAAGAAAAGGAAAGAACAAACATGATGATGCTCCAGATGCAACAACAGGCTTAGCAGAGATAATACAAGCATTTACAAATAATACTTTAGATGATAAAACAACAACTAAAAAAGAACGTAGGAAGGTGGTGAGGAGAAAATGACAAAACAACAAGTTAGAATTAAAAAGATAGATGGATCTAGTATAAGTAGATCTAAGCAAATTGATGATATATTTAGTGATTTCTATACACAAGGTTTTATTATTCAACCGGAAATGAATATAGAAGCTTTAGCTAGGATAACTGAAAATAGTGATATATTACAAGTTTGCATAGAAGCTTATAAAACGAATATAGTTGGATTTGGATATAACTTAGATTATAACTTTGACTATAAGGAAGAAAAATCTAAAAATAAAGCGGCTGATGAAGATTGGTCCAAATATGAGTTATTCTTAAAATATTGTAACTTTGATGAACGTTTTACAGGCGTTCTTAAAAAGTTTATAGATGATAGAGAAAGACTTGGATATGCAACTATGGAATGTATAGCTGATGAAACTGGAGAAATATCAGAAATTCAACATATAGCAGCGCATACAGTAAGGTTATGTAAAGAAAGTGATCCTATTGAAGTTGAAGAAATTATAACTGATTCTAAAGGAAATGAACGTAAAATTAAAAGATGGAAGAAGTTTAAAAAGTTTATTCAAATGGTAGGTTCTAAGCAAGTTTATTTTAAAGAGTTAGGAGATCCTAGAAAGTTAAATAGAATTACGGGAGAATACATTAAAGAAGGGCAAGAAATTAATATAGATGATGAAGCTAACTCTATTATATTTGATAATATATATTGTCCTTATACACCGTATGGATTACCTAGATATATAGGTGTATTAGTCAAAATGATGGGTTCTAGAAGTGCTGATGAACTTAATTTTAAATACTTTGATGAAGGTAGACATATACCTTTAGCTGTAGTTGTTGAAAACGGACAATTAACCCAAGATAGTGTTGATTTACTATCTCAAGCCAAAGGGTCAAATGCACAACATAAGTATTTAATACTTGAAGCGGAACCTTTTACAGATGAAGAGGGAATTAACTTAGATGAAAAGAAATCAAATGTAAAAATACGTTTTGAAAAGTTAGCAGAGATAATGCAAGATGATGCTTTATTTCTAGAGTACTTAGAAGATAATAGGGATGCAGTTAGAAGTTCCTTTAGGATAGCTCCTATTTATACAGGAGATACACAGGACTATAATAAAGCAACTGCAGAAACTGCTAAACAAATAACTGAGGAGCAAACATTTGAACCTGCTAGAGAGGATTTAGCAGATTTATTAAATAAAAAATTAATGAAAGAATTAGATATTAGATATGTAGAGCTTAAGTTTAAAGGACCTAAGATTACTGATGATACTGAAATAGCTAAAGCATTAGCTCCGTATATAGCAGCAGGAGTTCCTACACCTAATATGTTATTAGATAGCTTAGGAAAGCTTCTTGGAAAAGAATTTGAACCATTAAAAGAAGAATGGTCAGATGTTCCTTTACAAGTTTATTTAGCTAATAAGAATAATATATCTAAACCTATGTTTGATGAAAATAATCCTATTTCTAAGTCTTATAATATTCAAGATGTAATAAATCCTTTAAAAGAACTTCAAAAGACCATAGAGGGTGCGTTAAATGAATAAAAATAAACTTAGGATAGTTAATAAAATATTAAAATCATTTATACGAAAAAATGACGAGAATAAAGATTGGATATATTCTATAAAGCAATCGGAAGAATGGCTTAAGTTAACATACGAAGCTTTTTTAGAATTTGAAAGTGATCTTAATCTTTTATTTAGCATACAGAAATCAAGGATATTAGATAGTATAGAAGATTTAGGCGAAAATATAACTCATGAAATATTAAATATTTATATAGAGAATATAGAAAAACAACAGGTTTTATATGAACAAATAGTATATAAACATTTTATGAGTATATTAAACTTAATTAAATCAGAAGTTTTAAATCAGGTTGGAGAATCAAGTATAGAAGTATCATTTGATTTACTTAATGAAAAAGCACTTAAATTCTTAGAAGAAAAGAAGATTAAGTTTGCTATTAAAGTAGCTGATACAACTCACAAAGCTATTATAAGGGAACTTTCAGAAGGGTTTAAACTAGGTGAAGGTATACCAGAATTATCAAATAGAATTAAAAACATGCCTGAGTTTAGTATGAAAAGAGCTACGGTAGTTGCAAGAACAGAGGTAATAAGTTCTAGTAATGCAGGTACACTTGAAGGTTATAAAGAAAGCGGAGTTGTTATAGGTAAAGAATGGGATGCACATGAAGATGAAAGAACTAGACAACATCATTTAGAAGCTAATGGTCAAAGAGTTAAACTTGATGAGTCTTTTATTATTGATGGTGATTTATTAGATTATCCAGGAGATAATAGCCATGATGCAAAAGCAAGTAACGTAATTCAATGTAGATGTACATTAATACCTATATTAGAAGGCGAGGTGATATAGGATGAAGAGATTGGATGTTAAAATAGCTAAGCTTGATGAAGAAAATAAAATAGTTGAAGGTGTTGTTTATAGACCTTCAAAAGAGTTTGATGAAAATGGAATTCCTACAGATTACACCGATAGTCATGGAGATTGGGCAACTGTATATGATGTTAAAAAAGCGGCACATAATTTTATGGAAAAGCTTATGAATACAACTAATATATCTACTGCAGGAGTTGATAAACAACATAATGAAGTTGGTGGATATGGGTATGTAGTAGAAAACTATATAGCCAAATGTGATATACCAGAAATTGATGTTTTAAAAGATGATTGGGTAGCAGCGATAAAAGTTACTGATGACACAACTTGGAATGATATTAAGCTTGGTAATATAACTGGGTTTAGTATAGGAGGCACTGCTATATATGTGGAAGGAGGTGAATAAAAATGCCTAGAATGAAAGACATAGATATAGATTTTATTAGCTTAGTAAATAAAGGAGCTAATAAGCAAACGGTAAAAATATATAAATCAGATAAAGAGCCTGTAAATTCTAATGAAGAAGAATTTAGAGGTTTTTTTAATGTGATAAAAAGCTTCTTTAATAAAGATAAGCAACAGGTTAAGAAAAGTGAATACATAACTGACTTCAATACTTTAGTTGGTGAAGCGGTTATGGAGCAAAGGATAAGAGATGCTAGATGGGCTTTAATGGATTCATTGGAGAATACTCTATTAGATTCTACCGTAACAGATAAAGCTACGCACATGGCCAATCAAATTGATGCTTTTAAGGCTTACATAATCAATACAGTTAATACAGTTGGTATTCAAAAGTCATTAGAGCAAATGCAAGAAATTAAAAAATCTAAGGAGGATGAAGATATGAAACCAGAAGATATAAAGAAAATGCTTGATGATGCTTTAAATCCTATAAGGAATGAAATTAAAGTATTAAAAGGCGAAGAAGAACCACCTGCAGGTGATGAAGGTACCGAAGGGGAAGGAACTGAAACAGAGCCTACTCAAGAAGAAATAATAGCTAAGGCAATAAAAGAAGTTACAGGTCCATTAATGGATGAGATAGCTGAATTAAAAAAATCAAGAAGAGCTCCGCAGTCATTAGATACTAATGTAAATGGAGTAACAGAAGTAAAAAAATCTTATATAGGTGCATTCGAAGGAATGTTTAATAATTAGGAGGTAATATATGACTATAGCACTAACAAAATCGGAAATGATAACAAAATTACAAAAGGCTAATGCAGCATCAACTTTATTAGTAACAGATCAAGCAGAAGCTTTTATATATGACATAATAGCGAATTCAAATACATTAAAAAAATTAAATGTTCAATATAAGGACCAAACAAGTGGAAATATAGAAGCTTTAGAAGCTCAAACAAGAAAAACTAGAAAATATTCTTATACACCAGGGCAAACACCAGAAGGCGCATTTGATGTAAATAAAAGAGAAATACCTTATAACGTTGTCAAAGTATTCTTAGATATGTGGTTACACAATGATGATGTTTGGTACATATTGCAACAAAGAGGACAAAGCATGGAAACTGCATTAACTTCTATGATGCAAGAGTCATTTGCTTTAGATATGCAAGATTTATTATTCAACGGAGATACTGCAGCTAGTGGAACTGGTGACGATGATTTCTTAAAAATACTAGATGGATTTATTAAGAAGATTAAAGCTATAAATAGAAAGATAAATTTAGGCGCTAAGTTACCAACTCCAGAAGATTTTATAACTATGAAAAAGAAAATTAAATCTAAGTACTGGAATCACCCTAAGTTTAATTTTCATTGGGTAATATCAGAAAATACTAAGCTTGATATACAAAGATCTATAATAGCTAGACCTACAGCTTGGGCAGATAGTGTTATAAAAGATGGCGAATTAGTTAAAATAGCAGGATTACCTATAGAAGTTGTTTCTACCTATCCAGATAACTTTATAGCATTAACTCCGTTATCAAACTTACAACCTGTATTTACTAGAAATGTAAGATATACTATGACTTCTTCAGGCGTTGAGTGCGCTAAAAGAGATGCTACTTACCATATAGGATTTGCTTATTTAGATGCTGTAATAAATAATCCAGAGTGTGTAGCTTGGATGGATTATACTGAGCCTGTAGGAGCATCTATTATGGAAGTTCAAAACCTAAAGGTAGATGGAGTTGATATAGAAGATTTAGCTGCTAAAGTATCTGAGCAATTAGCAAAAACTCAAAATAAAGAAAAATCTAAAGAAGAGGAAGCTAAAGAAACAAAGAAATCGGGGACTAAAAAGGATAAGTAAAAATGGAAAATATTCTAAGTGAAGTTAAATTATCATTAGGATTAAGCTCATCTGATAAGGATGAGCTTTTATTTTCTTTAATAGTCAGATGGGCACAAAGGGTTCTAAATCGTATAAATGAAAAACAACTACCTGCAGAGCTTGAGTATATAGTTATTGAGTTAACTATAGCTAGATATAATCAATTAGGCTCAGAAGGTTTAAATTCTGAAAATAGTGATGGAGTCAATATTTCATATAATACTAATTTATTAAGTTTATATACAAAGGACTTAGATAAATGGATAAAAGATAATAAAACTCAATCAAATTCAAGAGTTAGGATGCGATTAATATGAGATTCGATACTTTAGCTAAAGTTTATAAAATTGAAAAAATAAGTGATGGCCAAGGTGGATATATAGAAGATAAAAACTTTTATAGAGATATATATTGTAATAAATCATCACTTAGATTAGAAAAGCAAATACAAATTTTTGGAGTAGCTAATTATGAGTCTATTAACATAATAACTATGTATGAAATAGATGTAAAAAGCTTTTATATACTCATTGATGGGATTTATTATAAACCGATAAGCAAGCCTAAAAGAGTTAAAAACAAAACATATATAACATTGGATGTATTAGAACATGCAAGTTAAAGTAAATGCAGGAAATATAAATCAATTAGCTAGATTTGTATTAGATTATCATGTTCATGTTGTAGAGAATACTACAAAGTCTAGAGAAAAACATGCCTATATGATAGAAAGAGTAGCTAAAAGTAAAGTTGCAGTAGATACGTCAAGGCTTAAAAGTAGCATAAACACTAAACATAAAAGTAAAAAATCTTTAATAGGAACTAATGTTGTATATGCAAAAGCTAGAGAGTTTGGATCTAAAGAGTATGTTATAAAACCCAAGAAAGCTAAATTTTTAAGGTTTAAAGGTAAAGATGGAAATTGGGTATTTGTTAAGAAGGTTAATTATCCTGCAGGTAAAGGTAAAAAACCTTATTTAATACCGGCATTTGAAGAAGTTACACCAAAGTTTGAAAGTGATATAGAAAGGATACTTTCTAGTTATGATAAATAGTTTACAGAAAGCGATATATCAAAAGCTCACAAGCAAGAATTTTACGGTGCTAGATTTTATAGAAGAAGATGCTAAGATGCCTTATGTAAAACTAGGTAATACAAGCTTAAAAGACAGAAGAATAAGAACTGGAGAGATAATTCACTTTGTAACATGGGGATTATCTTATTTTTATGATGGTGGAAACAAAGGTAGAAAAGAAGTAAATAGTAAGTATATGGATATATACAATAGTTTGTATGAAATGATTTACGAAGCTGCGGGGGAATATGAAATTATAGATTGTAAATTAAGTGAAAATGATTCAAATGGAATCGAAGAACATTATATAGATGAAAATACAATATTGTACGAAGGTTCTATTTCGTTTGATTTTACATTACAAAGGAGGAATTAAAATGGCAACAAGAAGTGCGGATGTACTTATACTTAAAGATGATAAGCCACTTGCAGGACAAAGTGGAGCTTCTTTTGAAGCATCAAATGAATTTGAAGAATATGTAGATAGAGTTGCAGCTGCTTATGGACAATGCATGACTTCTAGAGAATTAACAGGACAAGATTTTTCAATAGATATGTCGATGGTAGCTAACTTAACTAATGCTAGTGATGAAGATGTATTTGTTATATTATGGAATGCATGGAAAAGGGCAGAAGATTTAGCTATAAAGATAGCGGTTAAAAAATCAGGATATACAGGAGCTTCTTCTGTGACTAGTCAAACCGAAAAATTAATTGAAGCTACTATGAAAATAGAAACATTTAGTGGAGATTTTGAAGATGGATTAGCAGGACTTGAAATATCACTTGTAGTCAATGGTAAAGCTGAATTAAGTGCAAGACCTATGATGGCAATATCAGAGGAATAAGAGATGAGTATATAATACTCATCTTTTTATTTTAAATTTAGGAGGGATTTTATGAAAACAATAGTTAGAAAATACGGAGATAAAGAATACATAATGAAATTAGGAGCAAGACAAAAGAAAATGTATTCAGATATAACTAAAAAGCCTATACTTACAGATCAAGAGCCGACTTACTCAGATATGATAACTTTAATAAGATGTGCAATAAGTTTTTCAAATAAATTCATATCAGAAGATGAGGTATTAAACCTTGCAGATGAAATAGGAGATAAGGCTATATATGAGTTATATGGAGACTTATTAAAAGCTATGATTAAAGAATTTGATGATAATAAAGATATTATACCCTCTAACTAAAGAGGGTTTTTTAGATTGGAATAAATGCATTCAATATTATGTTATAGATAATCAAATAAATCTTGAAACTTTTTATAATTCTGATTTCTATGATTTGGATATTTATGTGAGACAATATAAGCAAAAATTAGAGGATTTAAAAGTATCAATAGCTTTTGGGTATGCAAGTGCCAAGAAAGGTAAGATGTTGAATATATTTAAGAAGAAAAATAGTAAAAAAGATATGGACCAAATGGCTCAAGACTTGAAGGAAAAATTTAATCTGTAAGGAGGTGAGTTAATGGCTAAACGAAAGTTTGAAGTAGAAATAAGTGCAGATGTAGAAGACTTTAGTAGAGGTATGGATAGAGCGGAAGGTGAAGCTTCTGGTTTAGGGGATACTTTAAGGAATGAGGTATCTTCTGGAGCAAATGAAGCAACAGACTCGCTTAATGAAACGGTCGAAGAGCTAAGACGATTACAAAGAGAAGCTATGGGAGCTAGATCTTCCATGAGCGGTATGAATGGCTCTTTTAAAGAATCATCGGGTGAATCTAGAAAGTTTCAACGTGAAATGCAAAAGTTATCTATGATCTTAGGGGGAGAAGTTCCGGAAGGTACTAAGCAAGCATATTCAGAATTGGCTAAATTACATAGAGAAGCTAGAACTGCATCTAGAATATACGGTAAGTATTCTATGGAAGCTATGAATGCTCGTGATGCTATAAACACATTTGCTTTAGGATTAGACGATGCAGCATTCAAACAAATATATATGAGAAGTCAATTAGGCTTAACGGATATGCAATTACGGCAACAGGCAAATTCTATAAAGCTTAATGCTAGAATGACTAAACTAATGGGAAATCAAACGCAGATACTAACACAAAGAATGCAAGGACTAGCTAAGCATGGAATCAAACCAGAAGACTTATTGCCACCAAGCACAATAGGTCAATTTCAATTATTATATGAAACTATGGTAGCAGGCCAAGCGCCTATAAGTAGACTATCAACAGCTTATAGAATGTTAGGAACTAGAATGGAAAAGGTCATAAAAGGATGGTCAGCTCAAAAGATGGCTATAAAAGTTGCACAAGGTGATATGGTTAGATATGGAATATTACTTAGAGGAATAACTGCAGGAACTGCAAATATGGCAATGGCATTACCGTTAGTCGGAATAGGTGCATATTATGCTTATAAAACAATGTTTAGTGCAGCACTTGAAGCTAATGAAAGTTTAAAAGAATTAGCAAATACTACAAAAGGAAAAGTTTTAAAAGCTTTAGAGCCATTAATAGAAACTGCAGGACAATTCCTAGAAGTAGCTTTAAAAGTTATAGGAGTTATAGCTGATTGGATTGCTAAATTTAATGAAGCTCATCCTATTATAGCTAAGGTGGTAAGTGTTATAGGATTTTTATTACCTGCAATGACACTATTGTTGCTCCCATTACAAATGGGTATTGGACTTTGGAAAGGTTGGGCAGTTGCTATAAATGGTGCATGGACCATGATAGGTGGAATAGTTTCCATGATAGGAGTTGCATCATCTACATTTTTAGCATTTGGAGCAGTAGTAGGAGCTGTTGCAGGAGCATTTATATACCTATGGAAAACTAATGAAAATTTTAAGAATGGTGTTACTAAGATTTGGGATTTTATAAAAACAAAAGCACAAGATGTTTTTGGAAGTCTAGTAACTATTTTTACAAAAACATTACCAGAAGCATATGCACAAGGTGGTGTTCAAGGTGTATTTGATAAGGTTAATGAAGCTATTCAAAATGCATTAAATAATATGTCTACTATAATACCTCAATTTATAACTAAAGGTATTGAAATAATAACTAACTTATTGCTAGGTTTAACGGAAGCTATGCCGCAAGTTTTCGCAAAATCAACAGAAATAATAACTAATCTAACTAATGGAATTGTTCAAATGCTACCTACTTTCATAAATACAGGAATAACAATATTACAAGCTTGGGTAAATTCAGTAGCTACAAACCTTCCTATAGTAATAAATACAGGGATAACAATTTTAATGGCTTTAATAGATGGAATATTAACAGTATTACCCCTTTTAATAGATACAGCTACAGGTATATTAACAACTATACTAGATGTTATACTCCAATCATTACCTACAATAATAGAAGGTGGAGCGCAGATACTTACAGCTGTAGTTAATGGTATTGTTAATGCATTACCAAAACTAGTTGATGCAGCAATACAAATAATAAATACAATTTCTGAAAACTTAACTGCTAATTTGCCTAAGATAATAGACTCTGCAATTAAAATAATAGAAACTTTAATAAGAACTATAATTAGTAATTTACCACAAATTATAGAAGCTGCACTAAAGATTATACTAGCTATAGTTGAAGGTATAGTTAATAACCTACCTAAGATAATAGAAGCAGCCGGTGAAATTATATCGGCTTTAGCAGAAGCTCTTATAACTAATTTACCTCAAATATTATCAGCAGTTTTACAAATAATGCTAGCTATAGGAAAAGGTATTATACAGGGAATTCCTAGTGTTTTAAAAGCTATGGGTAATGTTGTAAAAGATATGGCCAAGGCTGTTACAGATTCGATTCCTAAGTTCTTATCAATAGGAGTTGATATAATGAAAGGGCTAGCTAGAGGTATAAGAGATGGATTATCTTCTGTTGTAAAGGCTATGACAGGAGCAATTGGGAAAGCAATAGAAGCAGGTAAAAAGTTACTTGGAATTAACTCTCCTTCTAAATTATTTATGCAGTTTGGAGAATGGACAACAGAAGGATATGAGATAGGAATCAATAGAGGTGAACCAAGTTCAACTCGAGCGGTAGAGCATTTTGCAAATAATTCAATAGAAGCTTTTTCAACAAATGCATTACCTCAAGAAAATACAAGTAATAACTCTATTGAGAATTCAACTTATAACATAAATATAAATGCAGGAACTCTAAATAACGAAAGAGATCTATATAAATTAGCAGAAATAATAGATAGAAAGCTATTAGAAATAAAACAAAGGAATTCTAAGATGTTTGGAGGGTATCAACATGGTTTATAACAGTAGTATATGGTTGAATGGAATACCTATGCCAGATTTTTTAATAGTCACGGGGTGTAGTCATGATATAACAGGCAGCATAGAACATGATATAGGAGATATACCTGGATATAAAGGGATAAATATAAGGAGCACAAAGAAAAATCCACGCTCTATAATCATTGATTTTAAGTATAGAGATAATGGATTTTTAACATATGAAAAGAAAGAAGAAATATCTAATTGGATACATTCAAATGATTTAAAAGAATGTAAGTTGGAATATGGTTGGATTCCAGGAAGTCATTATTTGGTTGTGCCTACAGGCAATACAGGATTAACTGATAATGTAAAAATCAAAAACTTTAGTTTAGAGTTTCTTTTAGTTAATCCTTGTAGAATTGAAAATGAAGAAGAAGTAAAGACCGGTAATTTTACATACATAGGAACAGAAAGTACCTACCCTACTTTAGAGTTAGATATAACTAGATCTTGTAATAAAGTAAAGATAGAATTTAAAAATAAAATAACTTCTGGATTTATAGAACTTAACACTAGTTTTAATCAAGGCGAAAAGATAGTTATAGATTGTAAAAAGAAATCTATAAAGGTTGATGGTAAAGATAGTATGCCTATATTATCTATAGATAGTGATTTTCCAACGGTAGAAAAAGGGTTTAACAAATTTAATTTAATAGTAGGTAATGTAACCTTTAAAATAAAATATTTCAATTTATATAGGTAGGTGGTGATATGAAAGATTATTTATTACTATTTAATGAAAGCGAAAAATTAAAAAGAATTATTAATTCGGATGAATTCTATGATGATGAATTTAAATCAACTACAACTGGAGAAAGAACTTTAACTTTTAAAATGAAGGACCAGGTTGTAGACATAGAAATGGGAGATAAGATAGGAATTTTTTCAGAATGTAAATTTGATTTATTTATTGTGGATCAAGTTGAAGCTGAGACTTATTATTCTACAGATATAAAAGTAACCTGCCTACATGATTTTTATAGCATTCAAGAGCAAAAGGCAATAACTCAATATTATAGTGAAAAAGCAACTTTAAGGGAATCTATAACTGAGATACTTAGAGGGACTGAATATGTGTTAGGTGAATGTCCTGAAAGAGCTATAAAACCTATAGGTCCATATCTATATAAAAATCCTTTATGGTGTATTCAAGATATAGTTTCAAACTTTAATGTTGAGGTTGATTATAGTATAGAGTTAAATGGAAATAGAAACGGAATATCTAGAAAAGTATTAAATATTGTTAATGCTTTAGGTAGCGATACAGGAATAAGATGCTCTACTGATTTAAATGTTTCTAAGATAAAAAGAGTACATAAAAAGAAGTTTTATACTGTTATGTATGGATGTGGAGCGGAATATCAGAAGGATCTAGTTAAATATAAATATGATTTCAAAGATGCAGTATGGACAACTTCAAATAATCCAGCTGACAAGCCTAAAGGCCAAGAGTTTGTTGAAGACAAAGAAGCTATAGCTAAGTATGGTAGGAAAATAGGAATATTCGAAGATGGAAGAATAAAAGAGCCAGAACTATTACTTAAGAAAACTTGGGAAGCTTTGCAAAAAAATAATAAGCCATTTGTGAGTTATGAACTTGATATAGAGGAATTAAAAACAGAAGATGGATATGAGCATTTAAACTTTAGATTAGGAGATTTAATAATTCTTCAAAATACAATAGATAACTCTAGAGCTAAGTTTAGGATAGTAGAAGATTGCAAATCTATAAGAAATAAATATAAGCGAAAACTAGTTGTAGGTGAACAAGTTAGAGGAATTTTTAGTGGAGGAGATACTGGTAATAGTGATGGAACAGAAGGTCCAGGAGGAAGTGTTATAGAGCCAGGGACAGGCGAAGATATAAAACTTCCAAGTATAGAAGAAATTTTACCAGATACATTACCTGCAATACCTGTAGTAACAGCTCGTGGACTATGGAAAGATGTTCAGTTAAGTTGGACATATGAAAATAAAATTTACTATGATTATGAAGTATATGCTTCTAGAATAAGAGATTTTGAACCTACTGTATTTCATATGATTTATAGTGGTAAAGCGAGTGCTTTTTTACATGAAGCAGGAGCAAATGAAACTTGGTATTATAGAGTTAGAGCAGTAAACTCTTTTGGTAATGCAACACAGTTTTCGGAACAAGTAGAAGCTCATACAACAAAAGTAAGTGATGGAACTAAATACTTTGATAATGCGGCTATAAAAGATGCACTGATAGAAGAGCTAAGACTTGATAGAGGTTGGATAGGCACACTAAGAGGTCATTATATAGATGCAAGAGAGTTGAGTGTAACTGATGGAAATGGGAAAAGAACTTTAGATGTTGATAGTTTTGGAAATGTTAATTTAGATGTTCATATTCTTAAAATTAAAGCTAAAGAAGTTGGAACTAAGGAAGATATTAACAGCGCTATTAATCTAGCAGAAGATAATATGCTAGCTAACTCAAATTTCTTAAAATATAATGGCAAAATCAACGGATGGACTGAATGGACTAACAATGAAAATACAAACATTATGCTTAAAAATTACATATGGGAAAATGGAGAAGGTGTAGGACTTTACAATCCAATTAAACTAAATTCAATTCTTGAATTTCATAGTGATTACATGAAGGTTGGAGGTATCGGTAAGATTGCAATATCTTTCCTTGCTTATAGAGAAGAATCGGTTGCAACTGCTAAAGTTATATTAAGACAAGTTGACGATCAATTTAATGTAATATCCGATTTAGAGTTTGGAATACCGGAGCTTTATGACGGTAGGCTATCACATGTATTTGAAATAACTGACGATCGCGTTAAGTGGATTAGGTTTATCTTGCATCATGGAGGTACTTGGCAAGATACTCCGACGGCATCAGCTATATACTTTAATAGAGTTATGATTTCTATAGGCGATAAGGTTATACCTTGGAAAGCTTCTAATTTAGATCAACTTACTAATAGATATAGCAAGATTGAAAGTGATATGAACGAAATAAATTTAGAGGTAGGGGCGAAAGTTAATTCTACTGATATAATTTCCGCTATAAACCTAAGTCCGGAGCGTATTAAGATAAACTCTAACAATATAGATATTAGCGGAGTTACTACTATGGGTAATTCAGCTAGTGGCAGATATGTAACTATAGAAAATGAGGATTATTCGGTTTACAACGGTAATATTAGATGTTTGCATTTTGGATATATGAACTGGCAAGGAAGGGAAGGATTACCGGAGTTTCTGATGGGTGCTAATGGAATGAATTATAATTCTACTGGCAACGATAGAAGCGGTAATTATTTTGGAATGGCTGGATTTACAAGAGAAAAAAATCCCAATGGTTGGAATTTAGATTTCCATAGACTGTATTATAAAAGAGCTGGAAATGAGAGAGAAATTAAAATCGATATGGCAGAGGATGGAAGAATGGTTGTTAATACTGAACATTCACTTGCTCTTTTTGACAAAGGATATGAGTATCTAAGAATAAATCATGGCAACGGGGGGTTATTGTTAGATAATGGATTTGTAGCTGGTAAATATGATAGATGCACATTCTTAAAAGATATAGTCGTAGAGGGTGGAATGTGTCACAATGACTTGCAACAAGGTGTCTGTGTTAGAAGGTACGGAAGTTACAAGGAATATGCTTTTAGACCTACAACAACTCATGCTATCGATCTTGGTACTTATGATTGTACATGGAGAAATCTTCATTATCACGGACAATTAATATATCATGGATTAAGAAGTTCATCGCCAGTAATGCTATGTAGAAGCTTATCTGATAGTTCAGATATAAGTCAGTCAGTTTTAACTTATGAGGACTATTTTAACTATGTAAAAGATACTCCACTTATAGAAAATGAAACTGAAAGTGGTGTAGCTATAATTGCTGATTATAACAATACTTCTGACACTAATATTAGAGATAAGTACATGTATAGCGATGACACAATAGATCAAATTGCTTTGCTAGGTGTATATCAAGTTGCATTAAAAGAAGCTTGCTTAAAAATAAGTGAACTTGAAAATCTTACAAAATCTTTAGTTGAAAGAATAGAAAAACTTGAAAGTGGGTGTGTAAATGCTAAATAGAAAATACAATTTAAAATTAGATCTGCAATTCAGATGTAATAATTCAAATATGGAATTTAACCAATTTGACAAAAACACATCTGATTTTTTTATGCAAATTAATAGAAGTGGAAAAGAGATTGATTTATCAAAAGCTTTAGTAACTTTAATGGTTATAAAGCCTAATGGGAATGTGGATTCTCAATTCTTAGAAGTTGGCAAAGATGGGGTATATGCAAACTTAAAGCCTTCTTTAAAGGATATTCCTGGGGATTATCAATGCAAAGCTATAGTTACTATAAAAGATGAAACTGTTATTCCTGACCAAATATTTACTTATACAGTAAATGAAGATAGGTTTTTAGCTGCTTTTAATTCAAATATGACTTCTAATGAGGATTATGATCTTGTAACCGATATATTAGGTAGGCTTTCAACTATTGAAACTGATGAGCAACAAAGGCAAATAAATGAAGCTGAAAGGATACTAAGTGAAGAAGCTAGAAAAGTAGCTGAAAATACTAGAGTAGAAGCTGAATTGACTAGAGAACACAATGATGCGGATAGAGAAAAAGCAGAAGCTACAAGGGAATCTAATGAATTTAATAGAAAAACTTCTGAAAATTCTAGAGTAGAAGTTGAATCTAATAGAGTAGAAGCTGAAAAACTTAGGGTTAATGCGGAAACTTCAAGGGTAGAAGCTGAAAAAGTCAGAAATGACAATTACCACTTTATGACTTCTGATGAAGAAAGAAGAAGAAATGAAGAAAATGCCCGTATAGAAGCTGAAAAACTTAGAAAACAAGCTGAATCAACTAGGGTTAATCAAGAATCTCAAAGAAGAACTACTGAACAAGCTAGAGTTTTAAAGGAAAATGAAAGAAACTCTAATGAGATATCAAGAGAAGCTAATGAGGTTTCTAGAAAAGCTAATGAAGAAAAAAGGGTTCAAGCTGAAACTAATAGATCTAATAGATACGATAACTTTATAACTGATGCTGAAAGTGCTGCTAATAACTTTAAAGCTTACATATCTACGGCAAAACAAGAAGAAGAAGCTAGAAAAGCTAATGAATTAGCTAGAGTGGAATCGGAGGATAGAAGGGCTTCTAATGAGATTAAAAGAATATCAGATGAAAACACTCGAAAAGCTAATGAAGATAGAAGATTAGAAGCGGAAACTAATAGACAGTCTAAATTTGATGCTAAAATAATAGAAGTTGATAACAAAGTTATAGAAGTAAATGTTGCTAAAGATGCTGTAATAGAAGATACAGAAAAAGCTATAAACACTATGAAAGAAGATGTGGCAAATGCTATAGCAGCAGGAACTAATGACTTAGAGGTAAAAGAAGCTAGGAAGGACTTAAAAGGCAAAACTCACGAATCTTTAAAATTAAGGATAGAAAGTGATTTTGAAGGGCTTAAAGAAAGTCAAGATATGGCTTATAGTACTGATAAAGGTTATCTAGTTTGTAAAGAAACTAAAAACGGCACTATAAAGGATTTAAAGATAAGCGGTAAGAGTTTAATTAATTTATGCGAAAAAAGAAAATTTACAGTTGTTGGGAATGGTTCGGAACTGGTTGGAGATATAGGAAAGTTGTCGCAATCCATAGGCAATGGAATTGAGTATACAATTATTATTAAAGTTCCTTCTGATTTACCTAGTAATAAATGTTTTTTTAGGGGTTACGATGCAAATGGAGCAGGTCGTGCAAATATATTTGACGGTAACGAACTATATAATAACCGAGGTCGTATTTTAATTAAAAGTCTGCAAAACTCTCCTAACTTTGATACGCCTGTGGTGAATGTTCGATTGTTTGCAAATAATGACACTACAGATACATTCTCCTTAGATGATGTTATGATTATCATAGGCGACCACACTCAAAACCCTCCTACTGGCTATTTTGAAGGTATAGCAAGCGTTGGGAATGGAGTAGATAAAATAGAAGTTTCATCTATGAATAACGGAAATATTCTAAATAGTGAACTTGTAAAAGCTGGCGTTAATGGAGATACTGGAAAACTGAGTATATCTAGTAGTGGGAGTGGTACTGTAACACAGCAAGAAATTATCCCAGTTGTGCCAAATATGAAGTTGTATTATAAGAGTACAGGGGAAAGAACTTTTAGAGGTGGCGGAAATACATTTTTATATAAATATGGTGTAAATAATGATTATCTAGGAAGAGATACTTGCGTTACTTTTAACCCTATTGACATACCTAGTAATTGTTATGGAGTTCGTGTTGCATTTACTGATTTTGAACTAAGTAAAGATTATCCTGCTGATAAGTATGGAGTTGTTTTCAGTCAGTTTGAAAACTTCATTGACACTCCTGTTAAGCAAGATAAAAAACCAATCCTATTCAAAGATGTAGATGGTAGCTGGAAACCAGTAGTAGAACTTAGAGGACTTACAGAAGTTTGTGATACAATAGAATTGCATAATGACGGCAAATATTATTATCATCAAAGAACTGAAAAAAGAATTATAAATGGTGGTAGTGATGATAAAATATTTAAATACGAGAATCGACCATTACTAACAACAACTTATGCGGTCAATGTTAACCAAATAAAATCTAAAATGACAATTTTATGTGATAAATTTAAATATGTTGAATGGAGTAAATTCGAGATTAACAATGAAGATTCCATTTCGCATGTATCACAAAATTATGTTTATATAACGCATAAAGCAAGTAATACTTTAGAGGAGTTTAAACAATACCTAGCTACTAATCCAGTAACTGTGATTTACCCACTAGTAGAAGAAAAAATATTTGAAGTTAATCCTTTATTCCTTGAAGCCTTCGAGGGCGAAACTATGATGTCAATTAATAGTGGAGTTGTAAATGCACCTATGGAGTTTAAACTAACTTCTTCATTGCCAAACCTAGTATCATTGAATCAAAAAAGAATTAAAGAGTTAGAAAATCAAGTGCTTACAATGTTTAAATCAGTATTAAATGGAGATATGCGAACATTAGCCGAAACAATTTATCCAGAAGATTTTATTGAAGAAAATAGACCAATGCTTTAAATATAAAGTCTTAATAAAAAATAAAAATTAGATAAAAAATCAAATAAAAAAGAGGAAAAACGATAAAAAGGTCGAAATAAGTATTAAAGGGTAAAAAAATCTTAAAAAATAAATAAGAATAAAAGCAAAGGAGATTATATGAGGACATATAAAGATTTTCAAAATGATGTATTAAAAACTGAAAAGGAAGTTGTAATTAAGACTGGATTAACTGATAGTATAACAGTAATAAAAATGTATTTAAAGCAAAGTAAAGACAATGAACTATATTTTGCTGCTGAAAATATAGTTGGAACAGGTATTCAAAATTTAACTAAAGAAGAGTTTGAAGCTTTAGAACAACAAGTAGAAATAGGTTCATTGAAGGTATATGATGTTAGTATGTTTAAAGGAGATAAATTTGGGAAATTAGATGATTTTCAGAATAAAGCTTTAGAAGAGGTAAATGTAAAAGATAAAAGGTTTTAATATAATATAATTATAAAAAGAGTCTTTTCTAAGGCTTTTTTTTAATGCAAAAATAAAGGAGGATATATGGAGAAAATAACTTTAGATTTAATAGTATCACAAGGAATATTTGCAGTATTATTTGTATATTTGCTATTAGATACTAAAAAGGATAGTAAGGAAAGAGAAGTAAAGTATCAAGAAACAATAGCTAAAAATCAAACTATAATATCAGATTTAGCAGATAAGATAAATATAGTAGAAGATATAAAAGAAGATGTTAATGAAATAAAAAATAAGATGAATGGAGCTGTTTAATACAGCTCTTTTTATATACAAAAATTTAAAAAAATTGGAGGTAATATTTATGAGTAAAAAGGTTTATATAGATTTAGGGCATGGTGGAAATGATTCAGGAGCAATAAATAAGGCTAGAAATGTGCTAGAAAAGAATATAGTTTTAGAAGTTGGTGAATTAGTTGAATCAAAACTTAAAGAATGTAATTTAGATGTTAAATTATCAAGAAATGGAGATATTACAAAGAGCTTAAAAGAAAGAACTAATGAGGCTAACAAATGGGGTGCTGATGCTTTAGTTTCTATCCATGTAAATGATGCTGAAAATAGAAATGCAAAAGGTCTAGAAACTTATTGCTATAAATTTAAATATAGAAAGTTAGCTGATTATGTTCATTCAGAAATGATTAAAGCAGATTTATATACTCAAAATAGAGGTGTTAAAGAGGGTAATCTTCATATGGTAAGGGAATCTAATATGTCAGCTTGTTTAGTGGAGTTAGGTTTTATAAATAATGAAAATGATATAAATTTACTTACAAACAAAAAGGACGAGTTTGCAACAGCTATAGCTAAAGGAATATGCTCTTATCTTAGTGTTGAATATATAGATAATAAACATTCAAAGCCAGGGAAAGATAAAATAAAAGATGGTGATTATAGCGGTAAAAAAGCTGAGGTTGTAAATGTTAAATCAAATGATGTTTTAAATGTTAGATACGATAGAAACCCAAGATCTAAAGATATAGGAGATTTAAAAACTGGTTCTATTGTTACTTGTGAGTATTGTTTAAATGGATGGATGTCAATTAGAGGGTATAAAGGGAACAAAGGTCTAGGGTATGTAAATGCTCATTATTTAAAAATAAGATAAAAAAATCTTATTTTAAGTAAATAAAAGGAGTACTATTTAGAGACTCCTTTTATTTATTTATAGATATTATAAATACTTTATAAACTTTTTACCTAAAGAAGATAATGAATAACTCTTAGTTGAACTTGGACCAATTTGCCCAGGTAAAGGATTACTAGGGAATGTTTTTAGTTGAATTGTACCTTTTTCCTCTAAAATAGAAATCATATGAAGTTTTCTTACAGATGAAATAACAGATTCAGATGATATATTCTTTACATTTAAATCTTCAGGTTTAAAGACCTTATCTGCATTAGAAATACACTTTAAAACCTCGATATCTTTTTTGAAAATCATATCTATACATTCACTAATATCAACGAGATAATCATAATCTATAATACCGTTGAAAAAATCAACGCAAGCACAAGAAAAAATTTTAAGTTTACAATCAGTATCGAATTTATTTATTTTAAATAATAAATATTGAGTTACTCTATTTTTATAATCAACATCATTGGTTATCCTCAATTTGAAATTTTCAACTTTTAAATCACTAGTGAAATTGTTTGCATAATCTACAAAGCTATCAACTTTATCTTTTAGAATTTTATCGGATACAGAATTGTAGAGTTTTAATGCAATTCTAAGCCCAGGCATGCTATCAGATACAAAATCAAAAATATTTACTTCACTACCAAAAAGGTTAGATAGAGTCTCTATTATATCTGAAGTTACTTCAATTTTTCCATCCTTCATATTAATATCCCCTCCCTAAATAGTATTATTTTTTATAGTAAACTAAATATGTATGATCAAGAGTTACTTTATTAAAAATTTTATAATTAAACGATTATAATGAAACAATAAAAATTTTCTCTTAATAATAATATTATAGCATCAATATAATTTTTTTTAAAGATGCAGAAAATTGGGTATAATTTATTTAGTTAATTTGAATATAATATATTCAATTATACATTCAACCAACGAACTGTAGTTGCCAAATTCAGTAGTTACTAGACCTATTAACTAGCAAAAGGAGTACTCAAGCCAACGAGTACTCCTTATTTTTTATGTCTAATAATCATTTAAAGCTAAGTATAATTTTATTAAACCATAGATAAGTATACCTATAGGTATTAGTAACATCGATACCATTCAATCACCTCAATAGAGATAATATCCAGTTTTAGCAAAACTATACTATGATAAATAGTAAGAGTAAATTAGGTTAAATACTTCATGTGGAAAGCTTAATATTACGTATAGTAATTCAAAATAAAACTTCCAAAAAAAGTAAATTATATGGTAAAGTAAGTTATATATAAATAGGAGGTGTTTATGCAAATTAATCATTCAAGCAAAGGATTGTCAAGGAAAATAATAGGCACTATCATTATAATTGGAGTTATATATTTAGTGGTATCTACAGCATTTTTATTACCTTATTTATTTAAATTTTTTTATGGTGAGTATAAAGTTGAAGTAAACGATTTGCCTAATTATTCAGATATTTTTAATTCGATATTTTCAGTTATAAGTATATTAGCTACTAGTTATTTAAGTTATTTAATATACAGACTAACAAAAAAACAAAATCATGATTCTTATAATTTAAATATAGCTAGCCCTGCATATATAATATTAAAATCATTTGAAATACATATTGTAAATTCTTTGATGGAAAATTACAATAAATATGAAACTGATAGTGATAAGTTTACTCCTTTTAGATATGTAAATGGGGAAGAATTATTTTCTAATGTTTCTAAAATAATAGGATGTATATCAGAAGATGAACTTAAGGATAGACTCTACAATTTATATTTTATTATAGACAAAGATAGTGATTTTAATTATATTTTAGATGAGAAATTTATAATTAAAAGTAAAATTACAAAGCAAGATTTAGAAAAATTACTAAGTGAAATTGTAGGAAATCATGAATATTCATATATAAGTAATAATGAACATAGGTCTACATTGAAAGAACTGTATAAATTAAGTAAGACGAGATCTATATATAAATAATTATTATAATAAAGTAGTATATATCAACATGACAAAAATTGTTATAATGAAATTAACTTTTATAATTAAAGGGGAGAATTTAATGTTTGGTTTTGGAAAGAAGAAAAATAATAATATACCTGCAGGGTTAAAGGATCTAAATAAAAAAGAAATTGAAATACACAACCTACTACAAGAGAAAGTTAAGGACTATCTTTTAGATGACGAAGTCGTATATCAAGAAGGAAGATTAATGAAAACTAGTTATTTTGCTACTAATAAGAGAATAATAACTATGTTTGCTGCTAGCAATAAACTTAGAGGGGTTCAAGTAAATTCATATTATTACAGTAATATGGCAGGAGTTAAGTATAATGAAGGATTAAGTAAAAAACTTAACTACGATATAATAACTATAGATTTAAAAGGGACTATAGAAAAGTTAACTATACAATTACCTGCAGAAGTTACTAGGGAAATGTATAAGACCATAAGTGAATATATATCGGTTAATAATATATAGACTATGTAAAAATCCTAGTCTTTTTTATTAAAAAATAAATAATATAACAAAATATAACAAAATACTACAAACTCTATATTGTATAATAATTATGATTTATTGAAAAATGGAGGGAAAGTATGAGAAAAATAATAATTTTATTGACTGTATTCATAGTGTCATTATCAATGGGGGCATGCTCTTCGTCTGCAGAAAAACAACAAACAAATGGCAAAAATGAATCAGAACATACTCAAAAAAGCGAAACTATAAAAATAGAAACACCTTTAGGAGAAGGGGAGTTGATACCTTTAAAAAGTGGTAGTGGAGATATTCTAGAAGGTCAAAACTATTTAAAAATAAATTGCAAAGAAACTCCTACGCAGGAAAACATAATCAAAACATATAATGAACTTAATAAAAGCGATTTAAACTTTAATTATTATATAATACAGCATGGAGATCAAGGTATGCATTTTATAAAAAATGTACCTATAGGGCACGTAGGAGAAATAGATTTTGATTGCGCTCCTTTACAACCAGGTAGCCAGTTAAAAGAAACTACTAAGTACTTAACTATAGAAGGCAATAAAATAATTGAAGAAGAAGCAAACTTAGACTAGGTTAGATCCTGGTCTTTTCTTATTTTTTAATGGTACAGGCAAGTTTCTGCATACAACTGCATAGTATTTATTAGAAAGGAGATAGAAGTTAATAAAAATGTATAGAAAGGAGTATATATGACTAAAAGAAAACAGTCTTTAAAGCAACCTATAAGCTTCAAAGAAAATGTAAGGGATTTAACTATATATAATTATTTATTAGAAATCAAAGATACATTAGGAATAAGCACATATGTAAAAATGCTAATCGAAAAAGATATGAAGGAAAAAGGATTATGGAAGTATGATTAAATTAAAAGAGCTCCAGGACCGCCATCCATAGAGCTCAAACATAAAGGAATTATAAAAAAATAATTCTCTAATTATTTCTATAAAACTAATTAAAATCCTTTTTACTAGAAAAACTTAACCGCCATTTCGGCTACAGCATAGCAAAGCGTATACCCACCAAAGAAAATCATACCAGGAGTCATATCAAACACCTCCAAAGATAAAGTTTATGAGATTATTATTTGTTATTTAGGGAGGAAATATTCATGTTGTTTATAAGAAAAGAAGATATTATAAGTGTTCCAGAGTTTTTAAAATCATGTGAGATAGAAAGAGAGTTAGACTTGCAAAATATAAATATAAATTTAATAGAAAAATCCATAGAACACTTAAAAAGAAATAAATCTAAGTATATGTTATTGATATACATTATAGCTATCACAGTTGATTTAAGTAGTATAACCGTATTTGCATCGGATATATCAGCTATAGACAAAGCAGGAATGGAAATTTTGAACCTAATAAGGAAAGTAGGGTATTGGGTAGGGATTATACTATGCGCTAAAGATGTTATAAAGCATTGTATGAGAGGTCATACAGAGAGCATTGGTAGTGTTGTAGCTATGTATGGAATGAGTTTTGGAGTTTTGTACTTTTTACCTTGGTTATTCGATTTAATAAAAGGTTTATTTTAGGGAGGTAAGATTATGTTAGAAACTTTACAAAATATATCTAATGTACTATCTGGAATGTGGAATTTCTGTATGAATGTTTGGGATTTAATTTCTAATCCAACTAAGATTTTAATTGGAGCTTTAGATATTTCATATTGGATACTTTTATTAACTGCTATAGTATGTTTAATTCTTACAATGAGCGGATGTAAGAAAACTAGAAATGGAGCTACTATAAGTGTAATAATTTATACAATTTTACAATGTCTAGCATCTGTTTTGATATAG